GCGCTGGTGCTGGACGAGGACGCCAATCAACCGCTGTTCCGCGCGGCGCCGGTGCTGTACGCGCTGTGCCTCAATGTCGCGCCGGACGTGTGGGAGAAAACGGTGGCGCACCGCTTCGAGCAGGTGAAGCAGCGCTACATGGGCTGGCTGGCGATCGCCGAGTCATCCATGAACGAGAGGCTGACGGACGAGCTGCCGTGAGGGGTGCCGCCGCGTTAAGGAACTGTGACCGACTCGACTGCTCGCAAGAGGCGCACCTATTGACGTCCCCCGTTTGCATTGTGTTAGGTTCGACACCGCCACAAATCCGTCCAAAAAAAGCCTCGGCTTTGGTTGACGTCCCTCATGAGGGACACGCGTCCCTCATGTTCCACGTGGAACCTCGTGCTGAACCCGTACTACCAGACGGCGCATTGGCGTGCCTTGCGTGCCCAGGCCTTGCGCCGGGATGGCTACCGCTGCGCGGTCCCAGGATGCCCGCGCCGAGCGTGCGTGGTCGATCACATAGACACGCGACCGCCAGTGCCGACGCCATGCGATGCCGACCGCCTCGACAACCTGCGGTGCCTGTGCCTGTCGCACGACTCCCAGGTGAAGGAGCGGCACCGAGGGCAGGGTGGCACGCGCCGCTCGAGCGGGCAGTTCAAGTTGAAGGGCTGCGACGCCGACGGCTGGCCGCTCGACCCGCAACGACGCCGATGACCAGGGGGTTTTCAGTTCGTTTGAGACCCCCAGGCGCTGAACCGCGTGGTGGAACCGCGTGCAGCGTCGCGAAATTGGGTAGGGGGGGTTGAGAACGTGACAAGCTGGCCGGCCGACAGAGTTGAACGACGCCCCATCGAGGGGCTGATTCCTTACGCGCGCAACGCGCGCACCCATTCCGACGCCCAGGTGGCGCAGATCGCCGCCTCGATGCGCGAGTGGGGGTGGACGAACCCCGTGCTGGTCGCGGAGGACGGCACCGTGATTGCCGGCCATGGCCGCCTATTGGCGGCTCAGCGGCTTGGGTTGCGCGAGGTGCCTGTGATGGTAGCCACGGGGTGGACCGAGGCACAGCGGCGCGCGTATGCGCTCGCGGACAACAAGCTCGCGCTCAACGCCGGGTGGGACGAGAGCCTCCTGGCGATCGAGATGGACGACCTGCGCGAGATGGACTTCGACGTGAAGCTGGTCGGGTTCACCGACGACGAGCTGATGGCGTTCAAGGCCAACGGCGGCGGCGGTGGCGAAGGCGGCGAGGGTGAAGGCGAGGACGAAGGCAGCTCGAGCGACGGTTCCCTGCTCGCGGCCGTCGATGTGGCGATTGATGAGCCACGCACCACTGTGGAGCGCGGGGACCGGTGGCGCCTGGGCCAGCACACGCTGATGGTGTGCTCGGTGATCGAAGATTGGCCGCTGTGGTCACCGCTGCTGACTGGTGACGTGCTGTTCTGCCCGTTCCCAGGTCCTTTCGTCGCGCTGTCCGACAAGGCGAAGGAAAAGCGCCTCGTGATGGTGCAGCCGGACCCCTACGTGGCCGGGCACATCGTGGACCGCTTCATCGAGGTCTGTGGTGCCGAACACGTCAGCCGCGAGGGTGACGAGTGAAGCGCAGCGCCGTGAAGCGCACCGCCGGCCGCTGGTCGCGCGAGGGGAGCGTCTACTTCATCGCTTCCAACGTGGACACGCTGGTGCACAGCCACCACTGCCACACGCATCTGTTGTGCGCGATCAACGAATTGCGCCGTCCCGACGACCGCGAGGCGGTGGTCGGGTTCGTGAATGCCGGCAAGTCGGTGTTGATCGACTCCGGGGTGTTTTCGCTCGCCATGCGCCACGCAGAGGCCCATGGCATGACCATGGACCAAGCGCTTGCGGTTGCGCCCGCGGACGTGGACGACTTTCAACCGCTGTTCGATTCGTACTGCTCACTGCTGCGTGAGATTGGCGATCAGGTGTGGGGTTACATCGAGATCGACCAGGGCGGCCGTGAGAACAAGATCAAGACCCGGGCGCGCCTCGAGGAAATGGGGTTCCGCCCGATCCCGGTCTACCACCCGCTGGTGGACGGTTGGGACTACTTCGACGAGCTGGCACGCAACTACGACCGCATCTGCTTCGGCAACGTGGTGCAGGCGCCGCCGCCGTTACGCAAGCGACTGCTCGCCACCGCCTGGGAGCGGCAGCGCGAGTACCCGCGCCTGTGGATCCACATGCTCGGGTTGACCCCGAGCGAAATGTGCTGCGCGTACCCGATCAGCTCGTGCGACTCCAGCACGTGGCTGGCTCCGGTGCGCTGGCCGACGATGGTCACGCGGTGCTGTCTCAAGCCGTTCTCGGAAATGCCGGTGGACTTCCGGTATGCGATGGAGGCCGATGACGACGCCCCGGAGGGCCATCGCAAGGCGCGCAAGGTGTGCGCGTATGAGGCGCACCACCTGATGCGCAACTGGCGCGCGGTGCAGGCCGACTACGCGGCCGCGCTGTGACGCGGATCTTCGTTCGCTTCCGGCAGGTCGGATTCCACGCGTGGCCGAACGCCACGGGTGAGCGGGCCTACCTCGCGCAACGCCACCGACACGTGTTCCACGTGGAGGTGAGCTGCGAGGTCGGTCACGACGACCGGGAAGTGGAGTACCACGACCTGCTAGACGCGGCTCGCGAGGCGTTCCCTGGCGGGGACCTGGGGAGCACGTCGTGCGAGGCGATGGCGAGGGAGTTGGGAAAAAAAATCGCCCGCCGTTTCGGGCGGGCGATGCGGGTCTCCGTGTCTGAGGACGGCGAGTGCGGGTCAGTCTGCGATGCGGACCCGTGAGGTCATGGTGGCGACCCGGATGAACATGCGTCCGTTCTCGAACAAGCCGACCACCTCCTCGCCGGACCTGCTGCGCGCGATGTCCTCCAGCATGCCCAGGCGGGGCGGGGCGTTGCGGAACTTGTTTTCGACCTGCGTGATCTGCCTGCGGGTGAGACCGGCTTCCCAGGTGTTGTTGCTCTGTGCGTTCATTGTTGTGGTTCCAGTGTCTAGGGGTTGTTGCGGATCAGGCCGTGCTCGATGGCGTACTGCACGGCAAGCTCGACGACGCGCGGCACCTGACGGCGGGATGCCGCCAAGTACCGGCGCATCGTGCGCGGATCAATCGCGAGGGCTTCAGCGGCGGCGACCTGACTCACGCCGGCCCGCTCAAGCAGCACGCGAAGCTCGTGGCCGGTCACGGGGTCACCGCCTTCAGGCAGCGCGGGCAGTCGATCGCCTTGTTCGCGGCGAAGGACACCTCCCATCCGCCGGAGCGCCGACCGGGCTGCGCGCCGCAGAGCGCGCGACCGTGACCGTAGTCTTCGACGTCCCCGGCGACCGCGTGAACGCGGCGACCCTTGTCGCTCTCGCAGCCGTTCGCGAGACGGCCCATCAGGACGGCGGGCTTCGTGACTGTCATCTGGTTCTCCTTTTTCCGCCCACCTGGGCGGTTGAGGAGAGTATAGGGCAATATGCCCTAGCGGGCTATATGCCCTAGTACCGTTTTCACCTTCAACCGGCATTGAACAGATGAATGCAGTCCCGAAACTGGCGCCCCAGGCGGTGACCGTCCTGACTTTTCGCGAGCTGGACAAGGCCGCCGCTGCGCTGGCCGCCCAGGTGCGCGCCTGGGTCACTACCCACGTGCAAAAGGGGGTAGGGGGCCGCCCTGTGCGCCTGTACGGCGTACCTCGAGGCGGGGTGCCGGCGGCGTACCTGCTCGCCAGGCACATGCAGCCCCTACCGTGCGAGCTGGTCGGTGACCCCGACGCGGCCGACGTGCTGGTGGACGACCTGATCGACTCGGGGCGGACCCGGGAGCGCTACGCGCGCCACGGCAAACCGTTCTTCGCGCTCTATGACAAGGCGGTGACGCCTGGGTGGCTCGTGTTCCCCTGGGAAGGGGGCGAGCAGGGCAGCGCCGACGACATTCCGATCCGGCTGTTGCAGTACATCGGCGAGGACCCAACGCGCGAGGGGTTGGAAGACACCCCGCGCCGGTTCCTTGCCGCGTGGAAGGAATGGACGCGCGGCTACACCCAGGAAGAAAAGCTCACCGTCTTTGCCGGCGAGAGTTACGACGAGATGGTCCTGGTCAAGGACATCCCGGTGTACTCGCATTGCGAGCACCACCTCGCACCGTTCTTCGGCAAGGCGCACGTCGCCTACATCCCCCACGGCAAGATCGTGGGGCTGTCGAAGATCCCGCGGCTGGTGCAGGTGTTCATGCGCCGCCTACAGGTTCAAGAGCGCCTGACCATGCAGATCGCCCATGCGCTGCAGGAGGCGTTGGAACCGTTGGGCGTTGGTGTGGTGTTGGAGTGCCGGCACATGTGCATGGAGTCCCGTGGCGTGAAGACCCCGGGCACCTACACCACGACCTCGCGGCTGCTCGGGTTCCTGAAGGACCGCCCCGAGGCGCGCGCGGAGTTTCTGCGCTTGATAGAGGGCGCCCGATGATCCTAGCGCAGCGCTATCACGATATTTCCTGTGGTCACCGGGTGGTGGGCCACGAGTCCAAGTGCCGGCACCTGCACGGGCACAACTACCGCGTTCACTTCGCACTGTCGGCGATCGACCTCGATGGCCTGGGGCGGGTGATTGATTTCGGGGTCATCAAGACCGTGCTCTGCGAGTGGCTGGAGCGCGAGTGGGACCACTGTCTGCTCCTGTGGGCCGAGGACCCGTGGGCCAAGACGTTGCACGCCATGGACCCGACCGGGGTCGTGCTGCTGCCATTCAATCCGACCGCGGAACGCATGGCTGAGCACCTGCTGACCGTCGTCGCCCCGCGGCTGCTACTCGGGCGCGAAGTGCAGTGCGTTGAAGTGCGGATCGAGGAGACCGCGAAGTGTCACGCGACCGCTCGGGTCTGACGCTCCCGGTCAACGAAATCTTCCCCACCATTCAGGGGGAAGGTTCCTTCACCGGAACGCCCGCGTGGTTCGTGCGTGTGCAGGGCTGTCCGGTCGGGTGTGGCTGGTGTGACACGAAGCATACGTGGCACGTGCGCGATGACGAGCTCCGGTCGTTCACCGAGGTCGCGGCCAAGGCCGGGCAGGCGGAACCGACCTATTCGGTCGCGGCGCTCGAGGAGATCCGCGCGGCCATGTTGAAGCGTCCCAACGTGCGCCACGTGGTCATCAGTGGCGGCGAGCCGTGTATGTACGATCTGGTGCCGCTCACCACGCGCCTCCTCGAGGACGGATTCACCGTGCAGGTGGAGACCTCGTGCACGGCACACGCCCAGGTGCACGAGAGAACGTGGATCACGGGCAGTCCGAAGTTCGACATGCCAGGAGGGCGCGAGGTGCTGACTGAAATGCTCGCGCGCGCGAATGAAATTAAGCACCCGGTTGGCAAGCAAGCCGACATCGACCGGTTGGTGGCGCGCGTGCTACCGCACATACGCCCAGGCGTTCCGGTGTATCTGCAACCGCTTTCGCAGTCGCCCAAGGCGACGGCGCTGTGCGTTGAAACCGCGCTTGCTATGGGCGTGCGCGTATCCGTGCAGACCCATAAGTTCATAGGTGTGCGATGAAAGGCCGCAAGCCCGTTCCCACGCACCTGAAGTTGATTACCGGCAACCCCGGTCACCGGCGGCTGCGCAAGGACGAGCCGACACCCGAGGCGGCCATCCCGGCGGTGCCCCCGCACCTGTCGGACGAGGCGAAGGTGGAGTGGGGGCGGATCGTCAACAAGCTCTACAACCTGGGCCTCATGACTGACGTCGATCGCGCGGCGCTCGCGGCCTACTGCCAGTGCTACGCGGACTGGATCGAGGCCGAGGAGCAGATTCGCCGGTTCGGCAAGGTGGTGAAGTCCCCGGTGCGGGAAGTGGTGCGCCGCCGCCGTGATGGAACCGAGGAGACCGAGCGCACGGGTGGCTACCCGATGCAGTCGCCGTTCCTCGCGATCCGCAACAAGGCGCTCGAGCTGATGCACCGGTATTTGATCGAGTTCGGGCTGTCGCCGTCCTCGCGGAGCAGAGTAAGTGCAACCGGCCAGCCCGCGACGGAAGACCCGGCGCGCAAGTACCTCAAGTAGCAAGGCTCCGCCTCGCGACCCGGTCACCGCCTACGCCAAAGCGGTGTTCGCCGGGCGAGTGGTGACAGGGCCGCACGTCCGCAACGCGTGCAAGCGGCACCTGCGCGACCTTGAGACGCGTAAAGCGCGCGGCCTTACCTGGGACCTCAAGGCGGCGACCTGGGCGATCGGTTTCTTTCCCCAGGTGCTACGCCTGAATGGCGGGCAGTTCGAGGGGCTGGAGTTCCACCTCGACCCATCGCAGGTCTTCATCGTCGGGTCGCTGTTCGGTTGGAAAAAGCAGGACGGCACGCGGCGGTTCCGGCGCTGCTACATCGAAGCCGCGAAGGGTATCGGCAAGTCGCCGCTGCTCGCCGGCATCGGCCTGTATTGCATGCTCGCCGACGACGAAGCGCGCGCCGAGGTCTACGCGGCCGGCTCGAAAAAGGACCAAGCGATGGTTCTGTTTCGAGACGCGGTCGCGATGGTCGACCAGTCGCCGGGACTGGCGCAGCGGCTCACGAAGTCCGGGGCGAACCCGGTGTGGAATCTGGCCGACTTCAAAACCGGCTCGTTCTTCCGGCCCATATCGTCGGACGACGGTCAGTCGGGTCCGCGCCCCTCGTGCGCGCTGTGCGATGAGGTGCACGAGCACCGTGACGCCACGACGATCGAGCTGCTGGAGCGCGGCTTCAAGTGGCGCCGGCAACCGTTGCTCGTGATGGCAACGAACTCCGGTTCGGATCGGAACTCTGTGTGCTGGCAAGAACACCAGCACGCGGTGCGCGTGGCGGCCGGCACGATGACGCCGGACGACGACCACACCTTCGTCGGCGAGGTGATCGACGACGAGACCTTCGCGTATGTGTGCGCGCTGGACAAAGGCGACGACCCGCTCGAGGACCCGAGTTGCTGGATCAAGGCAAACCCGCTCCTCGGGATCACGGTGAAGCCAGAGTACCTAGCGAGCGTCGTTCGACAAGCGAAGGCAATCCCGGGGCGCCTCAACGGCATCCTGCGGTTGCACTTCTGCGTGTGGACTGATGCGGAGCAGGCGTGGATGGGCCGCTCGGCGCTCGAGGCGGTGCTCGCGGACTTTGACCCCTTGTGTCACAGCGGCAAGGAGGTCTGCGCCGGCGCCGATCTATCCGGCGCGCAGGACTTGACCGCGCTTGCTTTCGTTGTCGAGACCGGCAGCGTTGAGGTGAAGCGCGATGATGGCGTGGTCCACCTTCCGACCTTCGATGCGTGGGTGGAGGCGTGGACGCCCAAGGACACGCTCGCCGAGCGCGCGCTGCGCGACCAGGCGCCCTATGACGTGTGGTCTCGCGAGGGTTGGCTCAACGCGGTCGATGGCCGAAACATCCGGCTCGACTTCGTGGCGGCGCGCATCGCCGAGGCGAACGCGGAATACCAGATCCGCGTGCTGGCCTACGACCGCTATGCGTATCGCAAGCTGGAGGACGAACTTGACCAGCTCGGCGTGACGCTCCCCCAGGTGGAGCACCCGCAGGGTGGCGTGCGCCGCGCGAGGCCAAGCGAGGAGCAGCTCGAGGCGGCGAAGTCTGCCGGCGAGCCACCGCCGCAGGGCTTGTGGATGCCCGGGTCACTGCTCGCGCTGGAGACGCTAATCCTTGAAAAGCGCATCCGGCTGCGACGCAGCCCGGTGTTGATTTCGGCTGCGATGTCGGCGGCGATCGAACACGATCCTTTCGACAATCGCTGGTTCTCGAAGCGGCGCGCGGTCAACCGGATCGACGCGCTGGTCGCGCTGACCATGGCTGTCGGCGCCGCGACCGCAGCTCCCGC